CGAAGAATTGTTTTGCATACTTAATAAGATCATTATTAATAATCTCTTCTGCATGACGTAGTTGATCTACATACTCTCTGTTTTGAATCATAGTTGCATTCATATAGTTTAATTTAAATTGGTTACAAGTTATCAATAAGGATTAGTGAGTCTAATTGGTCATATGTACCACCATATACTCTATGGCTTATTACATTCTCAACCCAAATACTATCTTCAGATACTTCAAGATAGTATTCTATGTCAATGTTACCACCAACATCAGTCCAGTCTTTTGACACATTTCCCGGAGTCTTTGATAGTTCAACTCCACTAATAAGATAATACATTACATATGTATATAATATAATACCAGTTAATATAAGAATAGGTGTTCTCATAGTTATGTTTGTTTTAAAAGTTAGCTATATAAAATATTATATAAGTATATATAATAGATAAGAATAATAGTATGTATACTTAAGTAGAGATTAAGGTATAAGATGAAGTATCACTAACATACTTACACATAAACATACTTAATAAACATATTTCCACTTAATCCATAGAAGTTTAAGTATCTTAAGTAGAATACATTTAATAATAGTTATTTATTATTCCTATGTAGCAGTAAATATCTTTTAAGTACATAAAATATAATAAATAATTATATTCAATAGTACACCAGTCACTGCCACACCAAGTGGTGGGTTGTAAAAAAAAAGGTTTTAGAAGAACCAATAGTAAGATCCTTCATATCGGACCTTACCATTAGTTCATCAGATTACTGATTCAGGCAGTCTTATTCAGACTTACCTAAATCAGCACCTTCACCAGAAGACATTGCAGCAGTGATTGCAGAAACACCTGATCTATTTAGACCGAAACCAAGTCTACTACCCAGTTTGTTTTCTGCATAGACCCTTGCAGCAGTAACCAATCCCTTGGACTCTAATGCCTCCAAAGTATCTTCAATATCAAAGGACTCTTCCTTATCAAGGACATAGTTCCCGTATATAGATACCCTTACAGCATATGGTGTCCCAATAGTACCAAATGGGTCTTTCCAGTTGCACCAGTATTGTACAGTCTCACCGTCTGCAGCATACTTGACACCATATTCTTTACTATCAGGATGTTCCATAAATTCCTTTATCTCAGCAGCCGGACCACTAAGATTGTATTTATAGAATTTCTTACCAAAGTTCTTGTGACCCTCTTTAGTGACCACACCACGACCTGCATACGTTGCAACAATCTTAGTAGACTTTGCCAAATTAACTTTCTCATTAGATTTGCTCATAATACTGAATTTAGATTAATAAAATAATTTTTTCCCAAGTTCAGGGTTGTACAAAAAAGGTAAAAAAGAAACAGAAAGGAACTACATATCAGTTCCTTTCCATTTCTTTAGATGTTAATTGTTAATAGTTGGTATGATCCCTGGCACATGTATCCAGATCATCCAAATCAATATGACCAACAACCTTTACCTTCGGCTCTTCTATACAAGAATCCACATCAGAGGTCAACTCAAATCTAAATGACTTAATTAAGTTGACTGATCTATGGAATGCTGCAAAGTCCTCAGTGACTTGAACCAAAGTTTCAAGATTATCTGCGGCCATAATATTCTGTCTCAAGGAGTGACGTATATTATTGAAGGACTCAGTGCCCAACATATCAGTCAATCTTCTCAAGACTTGTAAATCTACAAGAGCTAGTTCTCTTGCATTATCAGGTGTGAAATCTATTACCTGCTTACCATTAATTTCAAATGAGTTTTTCATAATTAACATTCTAAAGGATTAATAAATAAATTTTCACGAAGTGAAGGGTTGTAAAGAGAAGGTCCAAAAAAAATAAAAGAACTTACTAGAAGTCCTTTTATAAAATGTACTATGAGATTACTTATGCATTAGGATTTTTAATCCATGACAATATAGTAACAACACCATTAGATAATATCAGTTGATTTTTCATAACAATTAATTTTCTATTCAGTAAAGGGTTGTAAAAAAACAAAAAGAAATAATGGGGTTAGGGCCCCCATTATTTCAACCAAGCAGGTTTGTTTGCAGATGTCTTTGAAGGCTTCGGAGCTTGTGGAGAAGACTTCTTGACAGGTGCAGACTTACCTGATTGAACTTGGTTATAGGAATAGATTTTCCCCATCAGAAAATCGTATTCAGTATAACCACGTTCATTGGTATAGATTCCAAGTTCCACCTTATAAGGAACTTTGAGATCTAGACCAATCTTCTTGATATAATTAATATGCTTTCTACATATGATAGCATCATTAATTGTATCTTTTACAAGTATGATATTCTCATCAGACTTGAGAGGCAACAGTAGGATGTCTGCTGTTGCAAATGATTCATATTTTTTCATAGTACATTTTGTACTAGGTGTAGGGTTGTATCAGAAAAAAAATAGAACATTTTACCCCTAGGAAAATGTTTTATTTTTTTACTATTCAGACCTGTGTGCTGGATTTGTGTGGGGGGTAGTGCTGCTGGCCGGAGGGCCGGGGGGTCTGATACAGGGGGGTCATCACCTTCTCTTATTTACAAGATTTTTAATACCAAAAAAAAATTTTTATATTTGTTGTGTTCATATTAAAGGTTTAATTGATAAACAAACTAGAAGCCCTGGAAAAAAAGTCCGGGGCTTTTAGTTTAAACAAAAAAAATTTATATATTTGTTCCTCACTAAGTTTATTGTATGAGATGACCCACCAACAAAAAAAGTTATGGCAGCTTGTTACAGAAAAGGCAGGGTCTAACTTAGAGGCTAGGATGGTGTATGATGAACTACTTAAAAAAATAAACATGTCAGAAGAAAGAATTATCCTATCTATGGTAGAGACAGAAAATGGGATAGAAGTACATGTAGGTGAACAGGCCTATGAAAATTTTGCTGTTATTGGTTTAATAGAAAAAATCAAGATGGATTTATTAAATAGACCAGAACTTCCTATCTATGATCTAAGAAAGAAAAAAGGTAAAGAAAAAAGTTCCCAAAATTATGATGCGTAAGTTTAGAAAGAAACCTGTAGAGATTGAAACAGTTCAATGGACAGGGGAAAACACAACTGAGATATTAGCTTTCTGTAGAGATTGCTTTAGTTATCAAAAAGACAGCAAACCAATTCTTGTAATTAATACTCTAGAAGGTAACATGACAGCTTCAATAGGAGATTATGTTATTCAAGGAATTAAGGGTGAATTCTATGCATGTAAACCGGACATCTTTGAGATGACCTATGAAGAAGTAATAAATTAAAAACCAACATAATGAAACCGTTTAAAAAATTAAGAGGTAGAACTATTCTACTAAGTGTGCCTGAAAGAAAGAAGTCTGCTATTGAACTATCTGCTAAGGATGAAGATATGATCATGCAAGAAGCTGCAAAGATGTGGAGCAAGCTTACTGTTTATGCCATAGGAGATAAAGTAGAAGAAGTACAAGAAGGAGATCAAGTATATGTAAGAACATCATCATTAAACATGGAGACTGTAGAGAGAATTGAGATTGATGGTGGTATCAAGCTTGTTCTAAATGAAGGTGATGTAATTATAGTTTGGTAAGTCATGACAACAAGAAATTATAACCCAGCCTCTCCATACAATAACATGACCGGGGATGTTTATGGAAAAAACCCTAATCTAGTAAGACCATCTTGCCCTACAGCAGTAGAAATAGACTGGAGTAAAAGAGTTGTAAAACTAGATGAAGGACCAAGACCAAGTTACTATGGTGGTGTAGATAATCCTTATGAAGTGTTTAATGTGTTAGAAGCCTGGGGACTCGATAAAGATTTTTATTTAGGCAACGTAATCAAGTACTTAGCTAGAGCAGGAAAGAAAAATAAATCTACTGAAAAGGAGGATTTACAAAAAGCTTTAGTATATTTACAAAAAAGAATTGACTCACTATGATAACAAAAGCTATAGTGTTTATTATTGCATTGGGTATACTTGGATTTTTGTTCCTGGTACATAATGCTATGAGTAAACCTATATATAATAGAATGTC